GTGGATTTTGGTTTGAAGCCTGGCTAAATCCCTGGAGCGTGCAGAGTCAGCCCAGCCACTCTTTTCAAAAATGGTGTGCTCCCAATAAAGGGAGTCAGCGAGTAGGTGAAGTTCCTGGAGCGTGAATCGATTCAGCTTCATCGATGAAAGAACTCGTAGGACGTTTGGGGTGTTGGGTCGTACTCGTTGCCGTAGTACAGGTTTTCATCCATGTATTGGATCAACTGGCAGTGCAGGTATCGCCAGTAGTGCGTACAGATGAAACGCACAGCATCTTCTCGATCTGAAAAGCACTCCAGATCCCCACGCAGCATTTCAAAGTCAACAGATTGGTAGGTCATGACAAGCGGGGATTACGGTCTGCGGGAGTAGGGATGGAACGTATCCAGTCGTCCTGCTCGCGTTGTTGCTCTAGTTCCTCCAGTTCTTCGTCTGTGAAGATCTCAAAGGGGAGTGGAACGTCGTCTGTGTTGGGGTAGTTCATGCGAAGGGAGAAACAGATTGGGGTTTGTAGCCTTGCCATTTTTTGGCTGTGTCGATCGCTTTGATGAGTTGGCACACTTCCTTGTTTTCACCTTTTGCAACCGCTATGTCGAAACGGTGCTGGAGCATTGCCAACATCGCGGCAGGATCACAAGGGCATTCGTCTAACCCTGGACCGTCGTCAGAGAGTTGAATTTCCTGCTCTGCCGCAGTGATGTCGGTATAAGCCGTGGACCGTGAAACGAAATAACGGGCGCTGATCATGGTGGCTACCGAAGCGGCAGGAACACCACGCTCAAGCATTGCGCGGGCGTAGCTCAGACGGTGCTGGATTTCTACTTGGGTTGCCATTATTCGCTAAGCCCTGGTTCGTGTGGATAGTCCAGGCCCATAGCACCAGCGAAGCGTTGAAGCAGTTCAATGTCTTCCCTGGTTCGGTATGGGTGGCCGTGAAGTTGGGCTAGGAAGTCAACGACGGCGTTAGGGACAGCGCCAAACTCACAGCCCAGCTGGACCGTGGTTCGGTCTTCTGTGTCCCAACTGTCGTGGCTAGTCACTTGCCAACGGTTAATTGTTAACCGTGGAACGTCTGCGAATGTGTGCACGTGTTCGGTGCGGAATGTGTGGTTCATGGGTGAAACGGAAAACAAGATTTTCTGGAAAATTGGACGCTCAGAAATCGGGATAGATTTCCCTGGCTAGTTGGGATGCGCCCCAGGTCATGGCGTGGTTCACGATGGCTGCGTTCATATCGTCGCCATCGGCGAAGCCGTCGCACTCTCCCTCCAATGCGTGGATCGTTGATGTTGCGCCGATCGCTTCGCAGTAATCATTGAAGAGTGCCATCACTGATTCTTCTTGTGTGTCCCAACGTTTTAAGAGCTGGTACGTGTAGCACTCACACATGTTTACCCAGTCGGATTGGTAGAAGTCTTTCAATCCTTCTGGGCAGTCGTCGAAGCGGTCGATGATGTCATCGATGCAATCGTTCTGGGGTCTTGCCCAATCTTTGCGAATCCAATGGGATTCGGCTTTGGTCAGTAATTCTGTGAGGGTTGCCATGGGTGGGCTGCTTTGTTGTGAACTCGTTTACTGTAGCACAGATTAGGAGACATCTGTCAATCCCTGGAACGGTTAGCAGTTGTCGCGGCTTCGGTTAGTATTAGTGAAGCTCTGCGAATCACAGCCTGTGGCTGATAACAACACCGAAGAGAAGAAGACGAGCGTCGGTGACGATGAATCGAAACGTTGGCGTCAGGGTCGTGGGCCTAGCCACAAGGTTGAAGAGCGTGCTCAGGTTTGCTACGGCTACATCTTGGAAGGTGGAACCCGTCACCAGATCGCTGCCAAAATGTCTGCACGGTTCAACATCTCCATAAGAACAGGGCACGACGACTACAAAAGAGCGATGCAACTCCTAAGGGAGGAACAACAGGGAACACGTGAAGAATTGTTGAACCAATTGCAAGCTTTACGTCTTGCGACGGTGCAACGCGCCTTAAAGAGAGGCCATTACCAAACTGTCGCAACGCTGTTAGGTGATATGGGCCGCGTAATAGGCGAGGCAGCACCAGAGCAGTTAGCACTACAGGTCCCGACTCTCGACATCCGAATCGAGAATGAGAATCAATCTCAATAGATTGTCAAGGTTCTAGTTACAATACATGTGTACTATAACATTTTGGGCACAAAAATACCCCCACAAAGTATAGTTAACTTTGCGGAGGTTGTTGTTAGTAACTCAACGACCCCAGACTAACACTTTGCAGTAGCTGTAGTTGTTGTTGCTTTGCATACAATTGTTGTAAGCTAGTGTATCTTGCTGTGCAAAATGTTTGCCTGCAAAAATTGTTAACGAAGCGAGAGAAACCAGAGAGACAAAATAGATTTTTGAAGACATAACTTTGGATGAGTTAGTGACAACAACTAAGTGTTTCTTAGTTGTTAAATATATTTTAACTTAGCAGACTAAATATGTCTACCACTACTGTGCTACTCTGTCAGCTGCCACACGCTCCCAAAATTCTCATTTTTTGCAAGTTTTTCTAGTAAATTTGTACTGTGTGCCAGTCGGTGCAACTGTCACAGGGGGGTAGGGTTGCAAAGTAGTACATCTGTACCTAAGCGCGGGGAACTTACTGATACATACAAGATTATTTGCACTGTAGCACACCCCCGGGGGTAGGGGTTGAAAAAGCAGCTAATGTATTACCCATGGCCATACAAAACGCACCCCCACTTAGTCTTCGCTGGGCCCAAGGCCAAGTGTTTACTAGCGACCGCAGATTCCGTGTCCTCGTTGCAGGCCGCCGTTTCGGTAAGTCCTACCTTTCCTGCGTCGAACTATTGCGTGGAGCGATCAATAACCCCGGCGAAACCTTCTTTTACTGCGCCCCCACATACCGGATGGCGAAGGATATTGCCTGGAAAGTGCTCAAAAAGCTTGTTCCTAAGCCGTGGATCAAAAGTAAGAACGAAACCGACCTCAAATTGGAGCTAGTAAACGGTTCCACCATCGAATTAAAGGGCACAGAGAACGCAATGGCACTTCGCGGACGCTCTTTATCAGGAGTAGTCCTAGACGAAGCCGCATTTATGGACGCTGAGGTCTGGTTCGAGGTTATTCGCCCCGCCCTGGCAGACAAACAAGGCTGGGCACTCTTCATTTCCACCCCAGACGGCACAGCTAGCTGGTTTTACGACCTTTGGTGCTACTGCGAAGACGACCCAACCAAAGAATGGCAGCGCTGGTGCTACACAACCATCGAAGGGGGCAATGTTCCAGCCGACGAGATCGAAGCAGCCCGCGCCCAACTAGACCCCCGCACATTCCGCCAAGAATTTGAAGCCTCCTTCGAGAATCTCAGCGGCCTCGTAGCAGTCAGCTTCTCCGACGAAAACATATCCCCGAACGCCAAAGACATCTCAATTCAACCAATCCTCCTCGGCGTTGACTTCAACGTTGACCCAATGTCTGGCATCTGCGCCGTAAAAGACGGCGAAACCCTATACGTCTTCGACGAAATCATGCTCACAGGCGGCGCAACCACCTGGGACTTCGCAGAAGAAGTAACCCGCCGCTATGGCGTGGACCGTCGCATAATCGCGTGCCCCGACCCCACCGGCGGAGCCCGAAAAACCAGCGGAGTAGGCGTAACAGACCACGCAATCCTGCGCCGCAGCGGTTTCACCGTCCAAACACCCCGCGCACCCTGGAAAATCCGCGACAAAATCACAGCCGTAAACACAGCCCTAATGGACGCCTCCGGAGCGCAAAGAACAGTAATTCACCCACGCTGCAAACACTTAATCAAATCCCTACGCACACTCACCTATGCCCCTGGAACGGGCCTACCCAACAAAAACTTGGGTGTAGACCACGCATTCGACGCATTCGGCTATTTAGTTTTACAACAATTCAACTTGGCAAAACCAGAAACAATGGGCGCAACTTCTTATCGGCTGTACTAAGCAAGCCCTGGATCCGTCGATGCCACTTCAAATTCGCTAGGTAAACCAAATAACGGATGAATTTTCAGTTTGATCTCATCCCCCACCCAAGTCATAACGTCCGGGTCAACTATTACTTCCGGCGCTTGTGCGGTGTACCAGCGAAAGTCACAGCTAGTGCAGCGTCTACGACGCACTATTTCGTACGGGCCATCAACAGTTCTTTTGGTTGTAACGACACGCACGCGAAACGATCCGCACTTGGGGCACTTCAATGTGGCTATTGATTGGCACGAAAGGTTAGACTAGACCAAAGATGATCCCCATCATGCCCCAAGGCCCTGGAACTTACGGTACAAAGAAGGGTCGTCCCCCTGGCAAGAAAAAGAAGGGCATGAAGAAGGGCTCTAAAAAAATGCGTTGCACCTGTGGCGACTAGAAACGAGCCCACGGATAAAGCGCTTTATAGCCGTGTCAAAGCGGCTGCTAAGCGTAAATTCGCTGTATATCCCAGCGCCTATGCCAATGCTTGGCTGGTGCGGGAATATAAAAAGCGTGGTGGCACCTACCGGAAAGTAAGTGATGGCGGAACGAAAAAAGCCAAAAAAGCCAAGTAAGGCCAGCAAGCCCAAGGGTGGGCTCACCCGTTGGTTTGACGAGAAATGGGTCGATGTAAAGACCGGAAAGCCTTGTGGACGCTCCAAAGGCGAAGACAGGGATTATCCAGCGTGCCGCCCATCAAAGCGCGTATCCGCCAAGACACCTAAGACAACAGGAGAGATGTCACCTGCGGAAAAAGCACGATTTAAGCGTGAAAAGACTGGGTCAAAAAAGATAAGTTACCAGCACAAACGTCGTAAACCCAAAGGCAAGAAGTAGAACGTTTCATTGCCCATGGCGACTAAGACAGAGTAGAATCACGGCATAGACCCTTTTATGCCCAGCCATGGCCATCCTTCGTGGTGAACAAGGTGCTGTTCAGTTCGACGCTGCTGGATCTTCCAACGCCACCATCGTTGGAACCCGTAGCTGGACGCTAAGCATCACCAAAGACACGCTAGACGTTACCGATCACGGTGACACATCCCGTTCATTTGTCGGCAGCTTGATCAGCGGTTCCGGCACTGTCGAACTGGTGTACGACCCAGACGCGACTGGTCAAGCAGCGTTTGTTGAGGACGTACTTACCAATGCAGATACTGCAGACGCCACGTTCGAGTTGTTTACAACTGGCACAACATCCGGCACTGATTCCGTCAGTTTCGCTGGCATCATCACCAGCATGGACATTGCGTCCACAGTTGGCGATTTAGTTGTTGCTACCTGCAACTTCATCACCAGCGGCAATATTACCTCCAACCTTGAGTAAGGGTTAAGGCAATGGCAGAACGCAAAAAGCGTAAACGTGGCCCCAACCTTAGTGTTGGGCGCGGCGAAAAACTGCCTGCCAGTAAAGGTGCTGGCTTAACTGCTAAAGGTCGTGCGAAATACAACCGGGAAACCGGTTCTAATTTGAAACCACCAGTCACAGGTAAGCCAAAAACAAAAGAGGAGGCTGCCCGCAAGCGTTCTTTCTGTGCCCGAAGTCGTAGTTGGACTGGTGAACGAGGTAAAGCAGCTCGTCGTCGCTGGGGTTGCTAATCACTCATTTCTAAAGTGTCATGACCTACTCAGTCCCCGGCTCAGTCAGAACCCACCTAGTCAGCTCCTCTTATTTAGGATCAGTTGATAGTCCATTTGTTCGCACCCGAGCGGTGATCGATCAAATGAAGGGCTGGGAAATCATGAAAGCCGTGGTTTCCGGCACTGAGTATCTACGTGACAACAGCGAAGCCTTCCTACCAATAGAACCCCGCGAAGACTATTCCGCATACCTGGCGCGTGTAAATCGTGCTGTATTTACGCCTTATACCCAACGTTTGATTCGAGCGGCAGCAGGCTTGATTTTGCGTAAACCAATCAATATTGTTGGCGATCCATATTGGACAGAAGTCTTCAACAAGGATGTTGACGGTTGCGGTTCAGATCTAGACGAATATGCACGTCGTTTAGTTGGTTGTGCATTGACCTACGGGCATTGCCATACGTTGGTTGACTTTCCCGCTCCAACAGAAGCCCGAAGCCTTGCAGAAGAGCGTGCATTAAATCGTCGCCCATATTGGATTGAGGTTGACCCAACCAAAGTGTATGGCTGGCGTTTGGATCGTGAATCCAACTACGGCAACCTGACGCAAGTGCGTATTGGCGAAAAAGCTGTTGTTCCTGATGGTGAG